AGACAGGCCATCGAAGCTCCCGGCGCCGGACCACCGGCGGTCGGATAGCTTACGCGGCACAAAAGCGGACATTTCTATGTAGCTAAAAGCGGACATTACTATCTAGCCACTACAAACATAAAATTTGCTCATTGGCATTATGTAAAGTTTGATTGCTAAAAGAACGGGTAGTTTCGACAGGTACGAAAAACATAATAGCCCGCCAACAATAACCGCGATTCCTTACAAATTGTTTAGAGTCCGGACACCATGGATGCTGCCGCCCCGTGCCCCGATCCTCGCCACGGCAGTCTAGCTGAATTTCTGGCCCTTACCGACGGACTGGCGATCTCCAAAATCGCCGAAGTCTTGCGATGCTGCGCGCGCAGCGTCCGAAACTGGATCAGGGGCCGATCACCCATACCTTGGCATCGCATCGAAGTTCTGCGGATCTGGCGTGCGACCGTTTGTCGCGACCCGACCGACCCCGACGCGCGCACGCTTCCGGCCGATTCGGCGCTCGTGGACGTTGTGACCGACGAACAAGAGGCGCTCGCCTGGGTGTCAGTGCATGCGCCGCATTTCCTGTCCCGTCGGCAAGCGTTCGAATACTACGTGCGGGGTTGGAACGTCGCCGACAAGGTGCGGCACGCCAAGGCGACCGGAACGTTCCTCGACGTGCTGCGCCGATGGCGCGCGATTGCCGTCGAGCGCGTGCGTGAGTGGCGATCCGGCCCGCTGTTCCCGAATCCGAAAGAGGACTTTCCACCTTCGCCGCCCGGCAGCCCGATTCGTTGACGCGCTATCTTGATTTATTGGGGGTGACGCTGCGCTGGCCGGTCATTACCATGCGGTTTCCTTTCAATAACAAATGCATGGTGGGCCAATGAAAGAGTTTCTGCTTATTCTCACAGCGGTTTCGATCTGGGGCGGAGTGTGGCGCTTCGCCGCAAGCCAGTGGGCTAAGCGCGGACACGGGAAGGTAGTCCGCAATTTTGGCGGCGCAGGGGGCGGTTTTATTGCCGCCTCCATTTTCCTGATGGTGTTTTTACCGGCGCCGCATCAAGACGCATCGGCGAAGAAAGCCGAACCGGGCGCCACCGCATCGGCGTCTGTTGCCGCGTCGGCGATGACCGTTGCAACCGCGTCCGCGCCAGCCGCTATCGACTCGCCCGCCAATTCAGAGCCCGAGAAAATCGAGGCGACGCTAGACTTTACGCCCAAGGAATATCAGGACCGGTTCAACAAAGTCATGCGTGAACTCGATCTTCCATTCCGGGCAAACCTGAAAATTGAACCTGGCAAAGGCAATCTCGATACAGCTCAAACGCGCCTGAATGACCATCTGGCGATCATGGCTAGCGTCGACAAAAAATCAGGGAAGCTAACCGGCGTTCTCATGATTGGCGAGGGCGACGGTTCATTTGAATCCGGTGCCAACGTTCTCATGATCGGTACGGCATCCATGATTGCGGCTGTTCCGAACGGCACGACAAAGACTGTCGGCCCGGAAGTATTAAAGTTGATGCGCGAATTCGAAACTGGATCTGACAAACCATCGTCGCGAATTCTCAACGGAGTTCGCCTCTCGCATACGCGAACTCCGGGAGTCGCAACGATGTTTGCAGCTGAACCCGCGTAACCCCTTCGCTCCGGCGCGCCAAGTTGCGAACCGGAGCGTCCCCCCTACTTCCCTCCCTTCCTGAAATGCGTTCGATGGCGGCTCGTCGCCGGATCGTTTTTCATCTCCATTTCGAGCGATGTAGTGAAGCCCCCACCCGCGTCGACACGCGACACGACGCGCTTCACGAGCCACGCTACTGCATCGATCTCGGGCTTGAAGCCCTTCGCCGTCACTGCCATTTCGGGATACACGTCGGGACGGCCGAGCGCGAGCTCCATGTCGAACGTTGCCTGCCCGCGCTGCGTTCGCGCGTATTCGGCCTGTGCGGCTGCCATCGCATCGGCCTTCGATCCGTAGATTTCCGGCAATAGCTTCGTGCTGCGGTTGTCCTCGCCACCGACGATGACGGATTCCCGCTTCCCCTTCTTCGCCGTATGCCAGCGCGCACGCACAGACGTGTAGCTTTCGCGCTGCGAGACATGATAACGGTACGAATCGCCCTTCGATTTCCGGATTTCCAGCGTCGGAAGCGGTTTGCCGCTCGCGCTCGCGCCTGTACCGATCGGCATAAACAGCAGTCGCCCATCCTTGACGGTCATCACCGCGTCGTAGCGTTTCGCGAGCCGAGTCAAAAACGACATGTCGCTTTCGCTCGTCTGATCGATATGGGCGATCCGGCTTTTGGCAAGCGCATCGCCAAGCGCGGGCGTGAGCTTGTGCCGGGCCGCGATCGCCTTGACGATTTCCCCGATCGTTTGCCCGTGCCAGCTTTTGTCACGCCGCTCACGCATTGCGTCGGTCATCGACGCCGAACGTGCGCTGATCGTCATTTGATCCGGTGCGCCGTGGAACTCGAATTCATCGATCTTGAACGTTCCCTTGTCGACCAGCGGTTCGCCGACCCAACCGATCGACAGTTTCAGTTCAGCGCCGCGCTTCGGCATCGCCAAATCGCCACGCGAGTCGTCCAACACGAGATTCAGGGAATCCGCCTCATCCTCACGTGATTCACTCAATGTCAGGTAGACCAGATACGGGGCGATCGTGCGCGACAGGTCGCGACCGTCCAGTGTGATGCGGTAATCGGCCTGCGGGACGAGTCGCCGCGTCTGGAGTTTGACCGATTCAACAAAATCCGCCATCGCTCTATCCCTTCTTCGCTTTCGGTTTCTTCGGCTTGACGTACGGCGGCGTCGCGCCGGGCGATGCCTTGTCGAGCGAGCCATTGGTCGGCTCGCTCGTCGCCGAGCCACCGTCAACCGACGCCGCGAGCGCGCGATCGTCCACGCGCGTAATCGTCAGCGTGAACTCGATTTTCTGCGGCACGCCGAGGATCGTGAAGTACGAATGCGTTTCGTTCAGTTCGTCAATTTCATAAGCACCATACACGACGCCGCGGCCGTCTACGAGCACATATGCGTCACCCGTGCTGGCCATCTCGGCGAGCAAATCCATAGAAATCGGAGAACCGAGCACCCCGGTTGCGATCATGCCCTGCAACGTGAAGGTGTCGTCGCCCTCCCCGGTGTACTGCCGCGCATTGCGCGCTCCGACGCGCGAATTGCTCGCGTACTTCCATGACCGACGACGCTGCATTTCGCTGAATGGTGCCGATAGCGTGCTGAAAACGAATTGTCCAAGTGACAGTAGCATTGCGACCTCAATCCGAAAGACGTGAATTCACGCGACGCCGATCCTCACGCTCGACTTGCTCGATTACGCGGCGCACCGCCGCTTCGAACTCGGTCACGGTCGCACCGTTCTCTACCCTGATCGTGATGTGGTAGTTCCGCGTTCCACTATCAACGATGGTCGCCGGTGCCGCGCTCGCGGCGGTCAATGGCGGACGCGTATCGATCAATGGGCGCGTCGACACGGGCGACGCCACGGCGGCGCCGGTTAGCGCGCCGAATGCCATGGCTGCCGCACCGGCAAGCCGCCCGGCCGCTCCGGCCACGCTCGCGCGTTCGCCTTCAATACCCTGCACGGCGCCCTGTCCAATAAATCCGCCGAGCATGTCGAAAACGCGGCTCGGGCTATGAATGCCGAGCTTTTCTTTAAACCAGCCGATTGCTGAGTCTCCCAGAGACGTGATCGCGGCTTTGACCGAAGAGAATGCACCAGTGATCCCGCGTACCAGACCATCAACCAGATTCCCGCCGACTTCGGTAAAACGAGTACCGAGCCCGCGAAACCACTCCGAAATCCCGTCAAATTTCGATTTGAACCACGATACAACGGCGTCCCATTTCGATGAAGATTGACCGCGGCAGCTTCCAGTTTTGCCGGCCGCTCACCGCCACATGGATATGCCATGCGCCCCGCTGCTGTCGCTCGAGCACCGCCACGTAGTGGAAATCGTGGATGCGGTTCAACCGGCGCCGAAACTCGTCCCACCACTTCGCCCACACCTCGACTCGAGTCTCGTTCTCACGCGTTGAGAGCGCCAGCATGCGGTCGGCGCATGCGAGGATCAACAT